CACCAGTTGGTGTAGTAGCATTGTTTTTAAATGAGTTTCCATCAGTTCTTAAATCAATTTTACCTTGTCCTGATAAAAACAAAGCAGTAGCATTTGTAACACCGTCCCATATCAATTCAACTCCAGATTTTCCATCAGATGTATTAATAGAATAATACACTCTAGCTAATGCTCTTTCACCATCTTCTGACATAAAAGTTGTTTCTGAAGCGTCAATTTTTTTAATGTTAGTTTCTCCAGAGCCGTCTGATAAGTTAGTCATTTTAATTACGTACTTAACTCCAGATGTATCTGCTATTGTTTGTGTTGTAACTGTATCTGCCATTTTAGAATCCTACGTGTGTGGCGTCATAAAAATCTTTAGATAATTCACCACGCTCTACTGTTGTTCCTTTTTTTCTACATCTAGCATAGACCTTATTTACTTGTCCTGTTCCAGGAGTTGTATAAGTTCTTATGCCACCTGAATAAGTTCCAGGTGCGTCTGCATACGTATTGGATGCTGTGGCAGTATTTTCATACTCCCATATACTATTTGATCCTGGTACATCTACCCACGCCATACTACTTTCCTATTTGTTCGTTTACTTCGTTATCAAAATATTGATATAGTTCTTCTTTATTTATTTTTCTTGCTTCAGCAACTTTATCTACTGAAGATTCAAATCTAGTTATAATATCTCCAGACGTTCTTTCAATAAGTTTAAAAGTATCTTGTACTGCTAACTTTAGTTTAGGAGATAAATCTCCATAACTTTTAGAGTCAAGATACTTTGTATCTTCAAATATCTTACTTGTAAAAAAATATTCGTTATCCATTTCTATACACCTGCGTCTGGTGGTGTTTCGTGTCCTGGCGCCATTTCTGGTGCTACAGGTTCTGGTGCTGTTGGACTCGGCTCTTTAGTCGGTTCAAAAGCTATTTCTTTTCCATCTGTATCCATAATCTTATCTGTTCTCGGACTTGCTGAAGTTACTGCTGGTTTAGGAGCACTAAATTTTTCAGGTTCTACACCTTTAAAAACTTTAGCTGCTACATCTACTCTTTGTTTATCAAGAGCACTTGCTACTTTATCTCTTAAAGCATCCTTAAATGCCTCTCCTGCGTCTGCATTTTTACCTTGTTGTAACTTGTCAATAAATTCCGCTGTCTTACTTGGAATACTTGCGTCTGCCATTACATATCTCCTTCTATAGTATCTTTACTTGATTGATATTGTTGCATAGGGTCAGCAATAACACCATCTTTAACTTCTTTTCTTATTTGATTGTTTATATCTTCAATCTCCCTATTGTTTTGACGTAAGATTTTTTTTCTTACGTACTCTACTGAAAAATACTTACCAACGTAATCTCTTACTGAATCAGCAAGTCTTATTCTTTCTAATAATAATTCAGAATCTTTTAGTTCAGCAAAATGTCCATCTTGTAAAAAGTCATATTGTAAAAAATCTCTTACAATATGCCAATCTTCATCCGTAATAACGGCTTTTAAAACTAATTGAGTTCTTAATATATCGTTAAATATTTCAGTAAATTTCTTTCTTAATCTTTGAACAAATTTTGTAAATTTAAGTTCATCTCTAGTAATTTCAGTTGAACGTCCTAGATTAAATCCAGTTGACGCTTCTAATCTACTAGCAGGAACATTTAAAGAACGATATAATTTACTTCTAAAGTATTCTATATCTCCCATTTCACCAAGTTGTTGTCCACCTGGTAAAGTAGTAATATCTGTTCCTCTTCCTCCATCTCTACTTGGTAACCAAAAGTCTTCAAGCATTGACATATAGTTTCTGTCATCACGTATCTCACCTGTGTTTGCGTCATAGACAAGTTTGTTTCTATATCTTGCCATAACATCACGTAAGTATTGTTCTGCTTTTACTTTAGGTAAATTACCAACATCAATTTTAAATATACGTCTTTCTGGTGCTCTTGCTATTCTGTAAATAACACTTGCGTCCTCAATCATACGTAATTGATTAACAGGTTTAATTGCCTTATGTAAATATGATAAGACCATATTTTTATTTTGGTCTATTAATCCACTAGGACAAAATGCTATTGCGTCAACAGCAATTTTAATTCCACCAGATGTAGTATTTGTAACACCCTTTTCATTATATAAAAAGTATTCTTTAACATCATCAACGACATTTAATCCATATGGAGTAGGTCCATCTGGTCTTCTTTTTCTTACTTCTCTAATCTTTTTACTTTTTCTAGGGTCTATGTATCTTAATTCTGTAATACCCTTTCTTGTAGATTCTCTATCAATTACTTTATGATAATATAATCTACCGTCCACGTACCATCTTCTAAAGATATCGTGACCTTTTGTATTAAAGGTCATCAACCTTAATACTTCTTTAAACTCGTCTTCTATTTTTCTTCTAACATCCTTACCGAATGGTAAGTTATCTAGGTTTAATCTTATTGCGTCTTTGAGTTCATTAGCAACAATTGACTCGTTGATAATATCCTCAATAGCCATATCGCATTCAGGATGCAATGCTATTTCTCTATAACGTCTGATAAGGTCTTGTTCAGTCTTTGTCTGACCTTCCATATCCAAGTATTGACCATAGTACCCACCAGCGGCGATGGTTTGTGTTCCATCATCCGCTTGTGGTTGTGTAAATGCTTGTTTTGGATCCGCAGGTTTTTTAACCCGAGTTATAGAAAATCCAAATAATTCAGCCATAATTTATCTCCTTAAAACTTTCAATACTATTTATAATGAAAGATTAAGTAGTTGTGTTACTTTCAAAGTATTGGAACGCTAATGTAATACTTGTTTCTGATAAATCACCCTTAGCAGTATAGTCCAATGGAATTGCGTTAATACTTGAAGGAAATACACCTCTTAAAGTGTATGACTTAATAGTATTTCCGTTTCTGTCCAATTGGTCTACAAATGCGTCTACTTGGTAATCTACAGGATTTGTTAATCCTTCGTTATCAGTCATATTATTAATACCGTTCATCCATCTTTCAAATGCATTACGCAATTTGAAATTGGTATCATTTATTACTTTGATATTCCAATCCGCTATTGTTCTATCTCCAGCAATTTTTATAGTTCTGCCTCTAAAAGGTACTTCAATCGTACTGATTGCCATACCAGGTAGTTCAGCAGCTTGACATAAAAATGCTAGGTCTTCTATTTCTCCGCCAACTTGAGCGTAGCCAGGAAAAGGCATAACCACTTTATATTGGTTACTTCTTGCTCCACCGCCCGACAGTTTAGCTTTGAAATCATTTATGTTTGCCATTGTTTTATTTCTCCCCTAAATTATCCTGCGACTTCTTCAAAAGAAACGCCTGTTCTTGTTGCAACGAATTGCAATGAGATAAAGTTGATACTTCTAGCAGGTTTAACAAAAATTTCTGCTACAAATTCATTTCTATCTATTACTTCGCCTGTGTTGTTAGTTTCATCACAAACTACTAGGTAGTCTGTAATACCTCGTCTTCCTTGTACTTCTCTTAAAAAAGGTTCTACCATATTTCTAAAACCAGCTCTAGTGAATTCATCATTGAATTCAAATAGTTGGACTTTAGAAGCAGTTGAAATTGCCTTTTCTAAAATTATGAACAATCTTCTGACATTGACTCTATCAAATGCACTAGGATTTTTTAATCCAGTTTTATCTCCGAACAATACAGTTCCTTGTCCTGGGAACGTAGTCACAGGATTTACTCTTGCTCTGTATAATTCATCTCTTTGAGTTTGTGTTGGATTAAATGCTAGTTTAACTGCACCTCTAACGATACCTCTATTTAAACCTGCAGGTGAATACCAAGCGTCAGCAACCATATCAGTTCTTGCCGCTAGTCCTGCCATATCTCCGTTTAAAGGAACATATCTATAGACATCATTATATCTATCGTACATATATTTGTATCCACTATCAAAGAACACATAAGAAGATGAAGAAATTCCGTTAAAGAAATTTACAACATTATCTTTTTGTGTATTTGAATTTGATACATTAACTACATCACTTCTCTCTGGAGAAGCAAAAACTACTACGTCTTTTCTTTTCTCAGCGATTGTAATTAAGTTATCTATATGTGTTGCGTCACCAGCACCTGCAATTAAAAGACCAACGTCTGTTGTTTCAGCGTCTTGGTATTTTTCATAAGCAGATTTAATTTGAGCAGTTGTAGCAGAAGAACCGTCTGCACCATTTATTAATGATACATCACTTACAGAAGTTACGTCTGTAAATGTAGTTCCAGCTGCCGCTGTGCCCCAATTTGAACCAGAAGAGTTGTGGTCCATCCAGTAAATGTAATTACTTGATTTGTAAATTACTTCTGAATAATAATTACTGTCGCCTTGAGGAGTTTTACCATCTGAAGCTTTTGATACTGCTTCAAATTTTTCTAAAACTTCGCCTTTAACGCCATTAATTCCACCGTCTTCATCAATGACTGCAATATGCATTTCGTCATTGCTACCACCTCTTTGTTGAGCGTAAGTAGATGTTCCTGGTGCCTTGTTAAATAAATCATAATATCTCCATCTTCGTCTTACTTGAGCGCCATTTGTAATTGTCGCTTGTAATCCAGATGAGTCAGTTGTGCCATAGTAAGAAGGTTCTTCTTTCCGTACAATGTTCAAGTCATTAGTAGATATACTAATAACTCTATATTCATATTCATCACCAAAGTTAACTATATCTCCAGCACTTATTCCTGTAGATGAAGCAACAGTTACAACAGTATCTCCGACACTTGTTGAAGCGTCTGAAACAGTTGTCTTGTTAACTTCTTCGTAAGCAGTAGCAGAAGGACATTGAGAAATTTGTATGTTGTTTCCCCAAGCGCCTGCTGTTCTACTCGCCCACATTCCTACAGAAGCAGAACCGTCAGCATAGTTGTTTTGGTAATCAGTAGTATTTTTTATTACAAACGAACTACCACTTTCAGTTGCGTTTGAAACAGATGAATTCTGTACACGAACTACTTTCAAGTTATTTGAATATTGTAAAAAGTTTGAAGCACTAAAATAACTCTCAAAATTAGAGTTATCTGGTTTTCCAAACGTTGATACCAAATCAGATTCGCTACCGATACTTATAACTTCATCAAGAGGTCCTTTACTGAAAGTTCCAGCAAAAGCTCCAGAAGAAGATGAAACGGCAGGAATAATTCTTGTTAAGTCTTTTTCCTGTACGAGAACACCTGGTGATACTTGAAATGCCATTAGGTTTTCTCCTTATAATTAGCTAATTAACTTCTTTATATTCACATATTCCGTATGTTTTCATACGACCATAGTCAAATTTCATTACTATGGATATTTATAATATGCGTAATTTATAACCCTTTTCTAACAACTGGGTGCCAAACTGTTCCATATTCGTCTACTTCTGGTTTTTCCCAATCAGGTATACCATCATCTACAAAACCAAAAGGTGCCATATCTTGCTCTATTAATTTTTCTTGTTCTTCGTATAATTGTTGTCTGGCGTTAGTATTAGTCATTTCTTTGAAATATGGTTGATTGGATAACCATCCAAATAATACAAGGCAAGTCATTAAATCATCATTACAACCTTCTTCCGCTTGCCAAGAATTTCCTCTACGAGCATAAGTTGACATTTCTTCTATGATATTGAAGTCATTAATAACAACTTTATCTCCTTCAATTAATGTCTTAATATTAGAACAACCAATTTTTTTAATCTGTTTTGTCATACGAACACCAAAACCAGAACCTCTTCCACTATAACCAGCACCTAATATCTGACCTGCTCTTCCTCTTTGAGTAGTCATTAATAGATTAGGATATTCTAATTCATAGTTTAATGATTCACCTATTTGTTGTCCTATGTCATTTGTTTCATTAAGTATTTCACATTTATTATAACCGTGGCACGCTTTAGATATTAAGTGTGGAAATAGAATTGGTTTAACTTCATTACTTCTATATTTGGCAACAACTCTATAAGGCATTTGAGTTACATCAAATATTAAAAATGCTGAATAATCTTTATTAACACCTCTAGCTACGTCAACTGTACAAACATAATTTCTACCATTCACAGGTTT